AAGCGTCTACCCTATGTTTGAGCCGTTACTACCCAACACAGCATTCAACAGCGCACTTACATAGGAGCGTATTGTGGTAATGGTGTCGCCTGACGTTGCGCCTGTGTTCAATACTACCGTTGTGCCTGTTGTGGCTGTGTAGTCGGTAGTCGGTAGATAGACACCGTTTCTGTAGACATCTACATAGCCAACGGTATATGAGGGAATAGTGAATGATGTCTGGCTTGCCGTAGCGGTTGTGTTTGTTACGGTTCTATAAGCTGTAGTCGTTACTCCGCTGGCTGGGATGCCAAGGTATCTGACGCTGATATTTGATGTGCCGCTTGGTGGCGCGGCAGAGAAGGTCAGGGTTGTGCCTGATACAGAGTATGTACTTGGGTCTTGAACCACACCAGTAACGGCAATGATGATGGATGATGTGTTGGCAGGAGCCACCGTCATAGTGAAGGCTACTTGTGCGCCTGTCCCGCTGAACGTGTCAGTCAGGAAAGCTACCGAGATGGGGCTATTGCCTATGTAACTCATGGGGTCAACCTTGTTTTGAGTTCTGCTATCTCTATGGCTTGTGCGTCAACAATCGCTTTGAGTTCTTGGATAGCGGCTGTTAGCGTTGCAACCAAAAATGATGTATCTACACCTTGATATTTAGGGTCACCCTTTTCATCAACAGCATCTTTTTCCCAAACAACAGCTTCGGGAAATACTTCTTGGAGTTCATGGGCAATAAACCCCTGACCATCTTTTCCACCAAATTCTTCTTTCCATTTGTATGTGACAGGTTTTAGCAATGCAACTTTAGACAATGCACTTGTCATTGGTTGCACATTCTCTTTCATCCTGTAGTCAGATGAAGTGTTATAACTTGTAGAAGTTGAACCGCTGTGCGTAATACTGCCAGCATTAGTAGCAACAGCACCATTAAAACCATAAAACTGTATTTGGGTACAAGGGTAACTGTTTGTTCTCTGAAACATTACCACATTGCCATTTACACCAGTATTAAATTCAGCGCAAAAACCATTGTTTCCGGGGTTAAAAAAAGATGTTTGTGAACCAAAATTTCCACCAACAGTTCCAGCAAATCCAAATTGCCTGCTAGAGTTAATTTCCATAGCTAACGAAAGAGAAACTGAATTTCCAGCAGTGCCAGAAGCGGCTACATACCATTGGTGACTTCCACCACTTTGCGTATATTCTGACGCACCGCCAGTAGTTTTATAAATTCTACTTCCACCGTCGTAATAAAGATTATTAGAGTAATAACTTGTGCCGTTACCAGATGCTTGCGCCCAAAGTGAAGTTACAGAACCAACATCCAATACTTTAAATCCTGACCAAGCAGGTGGCGCTGTTCCAATACTTACATTTCCTGTGTTGTAAAAAATATTAGAACCAGATGTAGTCCATTGGCTAGATGCAACAGTTGTCCATGTGGGCGCATTACCAGAACCCGCAGATGTTAAATATTGACCATTCGTACCAGATGCGCCAGTTAAGGTTAAAGCAGTTGTTATGTTGGCAGATGCTAGGGTCGGCGTTGTTAGCGTAGTGCTTGCCGCCAGTCCTGCTGTACCTATCGTTGATATGGGCATATTAGACTCTTTGTGCCGCCATCTGCGCTTGATATGCCGCTATGACTGCGTCTGTCCATGCCGCGTTGCAGATTGCCACAACATTGGCTGGTTGACCTGTTAGGTCTTGTCCGGGCGTTAGGCTTGTACGATGGTAAGTCTGAGCAATCTGGTCACCATCTTTTAAGATGCGTGTTGCTTCCCGATACAGGACTATGCCGTTTTCGGTTACTGTAATTTGGTCAATTACTTTTGTTTCTGTGAATGTTGACATTGTGTTTCCTTTATGCTGTTACATAACTAAAATTTAAAAACCATGCATAACGATAATCAGCAGTATTGCTATTAACATAGTTAGCACCACTACCAGTTGTTGAATTACTATCAACATTAAAATACCACCACTGGCCAGTCTGACCAGATTCACGACCACCACCTCCGCCTGCTATGCCTACTGCAATATTTGCAGAAGTAAATGGAAGGCCATTAATACCAGTCCACTCAGACATTGTTGATGATGCGCCTACAACTACTCTTGCTGTACAAAAAACATATCTTCCAGTTTTAGTATAAGTTCCCGAACAAACTTGATTTGGTGAAGAACCATTACCCGCTATAGTAGGTGTAAAAGTACCTTCTTCATAATCATCCAATGTGTTTGCGTCAGTTGATGAACTTGCTGTTGCTGGAAATGTAATACCAGAACCACTTGCTGAAGGCGAAGCACCACCAACACCTATTGTTGTAGATGCGGTCATTCTTGTGCCGTCTGTGGTGACACCTGATATGCCACCAAATGCGCCAGCGTTGTTGTACTGAAGTTGAGTGGTAGAACCGCCGGGGCTTACCGATACTGCTGCCCAACTGTTATCCCCACGCAAAAACGTAGATGCGCTTGGTGTGCCTGTGGCTGTAAATGCTGTAAGTCCTACTGTGCTTTGACCCGGTGCAATCACCTGAGTTATTGGGCTTGTGTAGTACACATAGACGTTGTTAGTCCCGCTCAACGGAGCAGAAGTGAACGTGATGGTGTTGGCGCTGACTGTGAACGCTGAACTGGGATTCTGGGCTACGTTATCAATCGTGACTTGGACTTGGGCTACGGAGGCAACTGGGCGAGACAGCGTGAATGCGGTCGTACTACCGTTACCACTGAAGAAATCAATGGCTGGGGTAAAAGCCTGCGTTATGTTGGTATTTCCAATAAAAGCCATGTTATGCCGCCAATAAGACAGAGACCACTACGTCAGCCGATGTCGCCGCGCTTGATAACACCTTCAGCGCATCAGACGCAATCAGCACAATCCTGTTACCTTGAATCACCTCTAGCGAACCGCCCACGGGGACAGTAGCTGTCTTGACCAAGTAGTAATCAACCGCAGAGCGAGTGAAGAACACATCACAGGTAATAGGAGAAGTTGTTGTATTAGCCACCACCAGACTGGCTACAGCCGCCGTAGTAGAAGCAGACACCGTAACTAGGGTGGAAGCAGATGTGCCAACATTCTTGGCTACATAGGAAATATTGGTATAAGTTGCCATATCAGCCCATCATAAAAGAGAGAAAGTACGCTTGGTCAAGGATGTTCTGCGTACCGGGGGTGTTAGTTACTGAATACTCAGCAGGGTAAGCTACAAAGACATCTTTTGTACCCGCACTAAAATTAAGTGCTGAAGGCTCTGTAGCTGAACTGTTTGATAACACCGTTGTGCGGGCTAGGGTTGTTCCTGATGAGGTGTAAGTGCCAATACCTACTTCCCACTCTGACCCACTTTGGCTTGCAATCGTATAGTACGTTGTGTTTGCGTTGCCAATAATGGCAAAAGACTGAAACCCAGTTGATGCGCCAAGCAGAGTCACTGTTCCCGTACCAGCCGTTGTGGTAGTTTCTTTTACCCTGTTCGCAAGTACAAAAGCCATGTAAATCCTTTAAGGCGTGTTAATCAAAACCCAATTGGATGTTTCCGAATTATCCACCAAAGCCCAGCTAGAAGTTTGGGCATCGTTCACATTTTGCCAGTTTGCGGTCTGGCTGTCATCTACCAATATCCAGTAAATAGCAACCACAGTACCCACTGAGCCTACGGCCTGTACACCAGTCAACGCAAAAGATTTAGCAACACCAACTGTCCCTACATCACCAACAGCTTGAACACCTGTTAAAGCCGCTTCTTTTCCGGGGACTACCGTACCCACTGCCCCAGAAGCAACCACGCCTGTTAGGGCAATAGTGATAGACGGCTCTACTGTTCCAACTGAACCAATCGCCTCGTCACCGCTAGTCGCATCAGACTCGTTGTAGATGACCGTACCAACCGCGCCAGAAGCCTCAACCCCAGTCAGAGCAATTGTGATACTAGGAACAACCGTGCCTACTGCGCCGTCCGCTTGAACACCTGTTAGCGCAAATATCTTCTCTGGGGTGAGCGTACCTGTAGTACCGTTAGCGTGAACACCCGCTATTAATGGGAAGTTGGTTTCGTCTACAGCACCAACGTCTGCGTTAGATAAAACACCTACAAGTTCAACAGAACTAGACTGGACTACCGTGCCAACACTGCCAGTTGCGGATACGCCCGTAATGGCAACAGTGATTTCTACTGTTACAGACCCAACAGCACCCGTTGCCTCAACCCCTGTAAGAGCAAAAGCCTTAGCAAACTCTACCGTCCCAACCGCACCAGTCGCAACTACGCCCGTCAGGGCAACAACAACTGTGTTTTCCCCTAATGACGCAAACGGGGCTTGTGCATATGCGGAGATACCAAACATGGTCTACGGCTTACGCCGCCTCCGCTTAGGTTGTTGCCAGACGCAGTAACGCGGTTGATGTGGTGTTTGCTGGCATCGTTAAAGTAAACGTGCCCGCAGTAATGGTCTGACTACCAAAGGTATGAACAGAGACCGCTTTATTACTCTGCGAAGAGTTATAAATTAACACCGCGTCAAAGGCTGTGGCTAAAGTCACCGAGGTGTAGACAAGCGAAGCTGAAGGCGTAAAGAACGCCACGCCCGCTGTAGTAGATGCGTTGGTCGCTGTAGGAGGAGTTGCAGCCGTGACCGCTATACCACCTGCGGAGTACCCAGAACCAGAGACTTCTCCAGTTGCCGAATATGCCGTAGTAGATGCGTTGTAAGTAGCAGATGCCAAATACAAAGCCGCTTTAAATGAGTCGGTTGCGCTCGTTCCACGGGTTGGTGCAGTACCAAAATTATGAGTCGCAGTCATTAACTCGCCCATGAACGAGGTTGTCATTGATTGGGTATTAGCCATGATATTTCCTTTATGCTAAAGAAGCTGTTTCGCCACCAGCAAAAGTGGGCATTTTCTTCAAAGTCACATGTGCAGAGCGGTGGACAAGTTCTTCACCGTCCCAATACTCAACCCATGTCGTTGATTCGTTGTCATTATCGACTGTACCCTCTCGCTTTTCAAGTAAAGATTCGTCCATGTCGCCTTTGGTTGTGGTTACAAGTGCCATTACGCTATCCTTATGATTGCTGAAGTGTTTGATACAGCAGGAAACTGTACCGTGAATGTTATGGTTGAAGTCTTGTCTGCGCCAAAGTCTAGCACGCAAACTGCTGGGTTTCCACCGCCAATTTGATAAATCAAAGCACCACGCGAAGTAAGAGCCGAAGTCCACGCCGCGTTGTTAAACGAAATAAATGCAGTGTTGCCTGAGTTACCTACCGTGGGAGTTTGCGCAATCGTAAGTGCCAGCCCACCAGCCGAGTACCCAGAAGCCACAACCTCGCCCGTAGCCGTATAAGCCGTGGTAGAGGCATCAAGTGTGGCTGCATTGGTGTAGAGTGCAATATAGAACGTCCCCGAAGTGAAGTTGAACGTACCGTTCATCAAACCAGTCTTAAAAACATTGCAGGAGAAGTTGCCGGTGAATGCCATCAACGCACCCCATTATTCTGCGGCAAGGGCGCTTGACGATACTGACCACTGCGGTATGCGTCGGATCGCTCAAGTCCATCGCCCAGACGTTTAGCCAAAGCAAGGGCTTCTTTGTACTTGGCGTCGTACCCAGTAATAATGTCAACCTCACCCTTCATGAAGGTGTAGGCTTCGACCAATGCACCATACAACAGTACGGTATCAAAGTTGTCACCAAGCCATGTCTGACCGCCAGATACGGTAGTGATTGACTCGGGGTAGTAATAGTAATGCAACTCTACGTAATACGCGGCATCAGGTGTTGGGCCAACAATAAGAGACAACTCAGTTGTAATTGCTGAACTGACAATTGTTGGGCCAAACAAGGCGTAGTATTTTGGCTCGCCTGTATCGTTTGGCGTTGGGTATGCCTGACGGATGAAGTTCACATCTTTGTTCAGTAAATACTCAAACGTGCCTGTATCCAAGTTAATGGGGCTACCAGTAGCTCCCGTCACCAACGCCAAAGAATAGACAGACAAGAAATCATTCGGTAAAGATATGTACTTGTTGTTTGCCGTGATTGCAGAAAACATATTTTTACGAATGGACGGGAACTGAACTGAGTTGTATATACGTTGTTCAGCCTGCGTAATGAAGGTATTGATCTGCGTAGTTGCAGATACAGTAGCTCCACTTGCAAGGTATACATCAGGGAACTGATTCTCCGTGTATGTCTGAATCGTGTTATACAACGTCGTGTAATTCATGCCATCGGGCCTCGTGCCATCAGACCTTTAGTAGCTGCGCCAGTACCACGGACTTTGATGCCGCTGGTTTTGACCTGCTCATCGCCAGCAGCTTTGCTGATGTTGCCAACGCTCATGTTGACCGTGTCGGCTTTGCTGCGATTTGGCATGGCGCCAGGAGTGGAGGAAATCTTCATCGCCTTACCATCCATAGTGTGTGGCTCGGCATAGACGCTGGCACCACCAACTTCTTTACCGTCTCGTTTCATGCTGAATTTAGCCATTATTTACCCCTTTGGTTGGCTACTTTAGCCATATTACGACCCATGCTCTTCATCATCTCATTGGTCTTGCCGCCTTTGGCCAATTTAGTCATAGGCTTGCCTGGGTGGAGCTTTTTCTCATGCTTATGCACTGCACCAGCAATCATCTTTTTGTCCTGCTTCATGTCCGCTTTGTCCATTTTGAACTCCTAAGTTACAACTACCGTTACTGTACCGATTTCTACTGCCATTGCCAAGTTATTTGGGGTCAAAACCGCATCAAAACTGGACGAGCCACCGACTGGGTTCCAGCTCCACTGAAATACGCGGCTACCACCACCATTGAAGCCATCCGCCAACAAACCAGAAACTTGGTAACTCAAATCAGGACGCGGGTCGCGTATTCCTTGTGGGTCATCCACTGGGTACATACCCAACTGCAACTGCGGCTGATCTGGGTCCCAGCACTGGGGGCACACTTTCAAGTCATACGTCTTGGTCTTGACAACAAGCTTTTTAAGCAGCGTAAGTTTGTACCCAAAGCCACACCGGTCGCATATGGCAATCGAGTTTTTACCACTGGCAAACCTGTTAGCCATTTTAGTTTATAAACATTTGACGCGGGACTAAACGCAACGCGGCGCGCTCCTGATCTTCATCAGCCGCTGTCATCCATGCCTCGTCGTACTGCGCCTTAAGCACCTGCAATCTCTCCATACCACCAGGCACCTTTAAGGCAATGTAGTAAGACAGCCCAGCCACCATACAGGGGATAAAACGGAAAGGTACGTCCATCACATTGACGCCGTTACCGGCATCTTGCACGCGACGCATACGCCAGTAGACAAACTGGTAGGTCTGGGAGCCGTCAGGCGTAGGCCACATAGTCACGCGGGGCACGTTATTGATGTAAATCTTGGCGCTGGCACTTGCGGTGTGTGCTGCTGCCGTAGTTCCGTTCTGTCCACGGAAGCAGTTGCTCAAAGTATTGCCATCAATGTAGTTGTAGAAGATGGTTTCGCTGTCAAGGTCGATGTAACCAATGGCAGGAAGCCCAACTACGTTGGACAAAACGATTGTGTCTGCTGTAGCGTTGATACTTGTTGCCAAAACCGCCGTTGTGGGCATGATTTGACCGTCCAAACGCTGATACCAGACCTGAATTGGCCTCGCTTGGGTCAGTTTGTTGGGTAAAGTGGCGTATGTAGACACGCTAATGCGGGTAATTGTCAAATCTGACTGAGTTGACTGTACATTTGCTTGTGTTCTGATGACATGATCGAGCAAATCGACAGTATCTACAGGGACTGCATAGGTGTTCAAGCCTTGAGTTAGGGTAATCGTGTTCTGCTCGAACGTCCACATGTTGATGCCACGGTTTGCCCAGTCCGCAAACAGTAAATTCAACGATCGGCGAGCTGTTTTGAGGTCATAACCAGTGCGCAACTCTGAACCCGCACGCTCAAACGCCTCCTCCACTATTTCGGTGAGGTCTAAATTAAAGCCTGCTGACCCAGAAGTTGTTGCCATTATCTAAATCCTGCCGTTTTCTTTGCTATGCCTTTAGGCTGGGCAACAAACTGCTTACCCGCCGCCTTGCCTTTGCGCTTGGCTTTGGTTGTAGCAGCATACTCCGCAGAAGACAAGGACTTGATAGCTGCTTCAGGGAGATATCTCTCACCTGTTTTCGACGAAGGCTTTCCCGACTTAGTGCGCCATTTCTGGTCACCCCAGTTTTTAAGAGAAGTCTGCGGCGCTTTCAATCTTTGTAACCCCCACCTGCGGCCTTGTACCGTTTAGCCATTACCTGCGCTTTTCTCGCACTCCACTGCCCTGCACCTGTACCTACGATTGCCGCAGCTTTGACGCTGTTGAAGATACGTTTGCGTAACTCAGGCTTAGTGTAATTGCCCGCCTCATTTACCTTGGACTTTGTTTTGCCGCCTTTGTCAAATTTCTTGGTGTACGTTACACCTCCGCCAGTGACCTTACCTTTAAATTTATCATCTGTTGGCTTAAACCCGCCGCCTTCAATATACGCACCAATGTCTGCGTCTTTACCAAGGCTTTTGGTAAAACCAGCCCTGCCACCACCGCCTGAACCATACTTGTCAGAGTTAATTTGGCCTTGAATGTAGGGCTTATAGTCGTCTTTTGTTACGCCGCCTTCTTTATATGCCTTGACCTTGTTTGGATCATCCTTGCGGGTGATCGTCTTGGCTTTAGGCATTTTTGACGGGTTGATGTCACCCATACCACGCGAAGGTCTCATTTGCTTCTTCCTTTAGCTGGTTTTTTGGCTAAAAACAATTTATCAACCATTTCAATTCGCTGAGGTTTAGTTGTAACTTTGTTGATAATGCCCAGCCTTTTTGGTTTGCTGGCACCATAAAACCCAGCCTTTTTTAAAGACTTAGCTACGCTGCTATTGGGTTTTGTGGTCGCCATGATTTGTTCTTAGCAGTATTTTTTAGAGCTGCCGCCAGACTTCATGGTAATCATCTTGCCCTTGGTTTTACCCTTGGACTCAACGCCGCCGCCTTTAGCCATGCCACCCATGTTCATCTTCTTGGTCATGCCGCCAGCAGCCATTTTGCCTTTACCGTCTGCGGCAAAAGCTGGAACCTTTTGTCCGTCTTTCATGACCATAGGCATACCGCCAGAAGCCATCTTCATGCCGTCTTTAGCCATGTCCATGCCTTTTTTCATCACAGGTTTACCCATCTTAGAAGGCATGACTGATTTTTTACCTGATGCCATATCTTTTTTCTTGGCCATCATTGCCATCATTCCAGGATTCATTTTTGTAGCCATCTCTCCACCTCTTTTAAAAGTTTTGCCTTTGTCGGCGTTTAAAAAATCTTTGCCCACAGACTGTGGAACTCCGGCTTTCTTAGCAAACGCTGGATTGTTAGCCACCGCTGCCATGAAATTGTGTTGCTTCTTACTCGTGCTTGGCATCACTTCCCCGCTTGAATAAGCTGGTCAATCTTTGCTTCAAGGCGATTAAACCGTTGGTCAATGTGATCAGTAATTCTCTGGACTTCTGCATTAGTTGTGTAATCACGGGCAATCTCCTCGCGGGTTATGTTAAGCAAACGCTCAACTCGTTTGATATCTTCAAGCTTTTCTCGTATGAAAAACCATAAGCCACCAAGCAGAACCGAAAGGCCGGCAGACCATATTGTGTTGACGTCCATTAAACAAACCTACCCTTTGTTTTGCCTTTGACAGCGCAGCCATCTGCACGAGAAGAAGCGCTGGAGACTTTGCCGCCTTTAGCGTAGTCGTCGCTCATGCGCGGGGTTCTGTCACTAGAATCAGAACTTCTACCTCTGGGGGAGCCAAAACTTATTTCACCAGAAAACTCTGATTCTCGGTCAGCTTTTTCTTTGTGGTCTTTTGCGGATCGGCTTCCTGTTATGCGATCAAACGTGTATTTGCCCCCAGAACGTCCGCCGCCGCCCCCACCACCGCCTTCAAGGGGTGTTAAATCGTCTCCGCGTTTTGGTCTATTTGTTGCCATTAAACAAACCTGCCCTTCGTTTTGCCTTTGACAGCGCAGCCGTCTGCACGGCTGGAAGCGCTGGATACTTTTCCACCACGCTTGTACCCAGCAGCAGCTTCCCGTGTGTCGTCATCAATTTCTGGGTTGCGCCCCTCGTACAACTTGCCTTTAATGGACATATTTTGGTTAGAAGGTTTTTTCTGTGGTGTTGGTGTTGGCGTGGGGGTTCCCTCGGCGCGACGTTCTTTGACATTTTCACTTGTGTCTTCTTTAGCGGAAGCGCCTGACCCACTTAGCCCTTTTGCAACAGCAGCGGCAGTACCAGCAGCGCCAGCACGGACGGCCATTCGGTTAAGGGCTCGATCTTCAGCTAAATCAGTAGACCTTTTCGCGCCGCCCTTGAGATGGGACGTGTCTTTGGTGAGCTTTTTAATGTCGTCCATAAAGCTGGCATTGCCCGTAAAAGAAGGCATATTGCTGTACTTAGTGCCCTTGACACTTGCGCCGCCACCACCACCGCCACCTTCAAGCAGTTGGTCGTCAGTTGGTTTTTTACCGATTTTTGCCATGATTTATTCTCAACATTTCCATCTTGCTAGAGAAGCCGCCTTGCGGGTAGGCTTGCCTTTTTCATCTTTCATTGGGCCGGGCATACCAGACATACGAGCGCAGAATGATTTCTTACGTGCGCCGCCTCCGGGCTGTGGAGCTTTCAGATTGCTTCCTGTTGCTGCGTTGTACTTGGCACGACCTTTGGCAGTCAAACCCGCCCCCTGCTTAACAGGAAGCTTCTCACCACGACCAACCGAGAGAACCGGGCCTTTTTTCTTAGCCATAAAAAATTGTGACTGAACCTATGCTCGTCACATCCGCATAAATATTGGTGCTAAACAACACACCTTCACCCGGAAATATCAAGTATGTGGGCTGCGTAACAGAACCTACCGTATTCAAGGTCATAAGGGTTGTCCCGCTTACACCGCCATCCTTGAACACAACACTGCCAGCAGTGGCTGCGGGGATTATGTAAACAGCCTTAATCCTTGCGCGGGTTATGGTGACACTTGCTTGGTTTGTAAATTGTCCGTCGGCAGTTAATACTTGACTGGCTAGAACGTCAGTTTGCATGCTCATAATCAAACTCCTTATTTAACAGGGGCCGAAGCCCCATTGGGTTGATTAAGTGTTAGCGAACGGGGTTGCAACAGTGCCAGTACCCATTACTGTGCCGTTGACCATGTATTTCAATGCGGCGACAGCAACAATCTGCACCCATGAGCCAGCAACACCACCAGTGGTAGTACCGTTTAAGTTAATAAAATCATTTGCAGCGGCGGCTGAAAAACCAACCAAAGCAGCGCCGTCAGTGTCAACGTCGTTCATAATAATTGTGCCAACGTATTTGTCAGTGCCGTCTGTAGCAATCTTCAACGAACTGGTGGAGATGGTGGTGGGAACCCAAATTGTGTAAACAACGCCTTGGTTGTTCAATGTGTTGGGGTCTTGACCGGGGCCAGAAGTAATGGGGTTTGTTGCTGCGCTAATAGTTGCCAAAGTCAGCGTAACTGCGGAAGCCAAAGAACCCCCAACAGAAATGATGCGACCACCGTGGTCTTCGGGGGTCAGCGTGGTGCTAGAAGTGATTGAAACAACGGAAGCTGGGCCTTGTTGATAGATGCCGCCAAGCGAACGGAATGGGCCTTGAAACGTAGTGCGTGCCATGATTTTTCCTTACATGCAAGTTAGGCGTATCTGTCTGCATGTCGTCGGCCCGGGCCGTCAGATACACCGGAAAGTCCGGGAATGGTTTTAATATAACTCAAAAGAAAAGGGGGCACAAGGCCCCCTTTGTCTATCAGGTCGTACCGGGGGAACCGAAAGCTCCCAATGGATCAGACCAGCCGAATGAATAACGCTCACGAGCCTTGTAACGAACGTTACCAGTATCGAAGTCGCCGTCCATCTTGTTTTCCAGAGGCATACGCTCAAAATGCTTCAAGCCGTTGGGAACGTCAGTCATCAAGAACCAAGCGTTGCTGTCTGTCAAGAAGTGATTGACACAGTAACCTTCTGGAATTGAGCCGTTGTTCTTCAACGCGTTGATGTCGTTGTCAGCAGTGCCAACACGGAGGTTGGTTTCTAACAAGCGAGTAGCAACAAACATCAGAGCAGGAGGAATAACCAACTTGCGGGGCTTTGCTGCAATCAACAGGCCGCGCTCATCAGTCCAAGCTGCAATTTGAATAACTGCATTTTCCAATGAAGTTTCGTTCAAGTCAGAGTTGGTAGTTGGGCGATTGCTGTTGGTTCCGCCAGTAACCAAGGGGTGTGCTGTGCTGAACAGAGGAACGCCATCACCACCGTAATAAACGGCAGAGTTGGTGAAACCATTGTTGAGAACAGAAGCAGCTTTTACTTGCTTGGTGTAGGACATTGCACGAGCCAAAGCTTTGGTGTAGCGAGCAGACAAGCTGTCGTACAAGTTGTCTTCAATCGCTTCTTCAGTGATTGAGAAACCCAAGGCGATGGTTTCGTGGTTGTAGCGTGCTGTGAACGCTTCTTGCGCATTGTCATAAGCAATGGCAGAACCTTCGTTCTTGACTGGAGCAGCGGAGAAACCAGCAAGCTTGGTCTCTTCTTCAAAGCTACGCTCTGATTTCTCAGTGTCATAGATTTCTTTGTGCTCTTCGCCGTAGCGTGCGTACTCCATGCCAAACAGTGCATTCAAGCCGGGGAGCAGTTCTTTAAGTAGTTGTGCGCGTGAAATAGCCATGTTTTATGCTCCTTATACGCCAGTAGAGTTGTTGTACTGGTGCATAGTTGCATTTATCTTGACAATAAACTCAACAAATGTATCAGCGCCTGTTGCTGTATCACGAACCACATCAATGATGCGAATAGGCAGCGTATTGGTAGTAGTCTGCGTGCCTTCATCAATAGCCACTTTAGAATTACCTGTAACGGTAGAACCAGCGTTTTGAATCAAGGCAACGTTATTACCAATAGCAGAGATGCCCATTCCAGCCACAACTGTGGTTGCAGAACAAGAAACTACTTGGAACAGCGTATCAGGATCATCAGCGACCACAGCGAAGATTTTACTCCCCGAAGCAATTGCTTGGCTGGCCGGATAATACTGTTGTTGTTGGACTTGGCCAGTTGACTGGTTAGTAAATTGAACGCCCAAAAACACACCAACAGGAGTGGCGGTTGTTGTGCCAGCGTCCTTTTCGATAGTGCCATCAGAAATACGTTTTACCAAGTCACCGTAAAAAATGCTGGTGGCATAACCACTTGCAATTTCCATCAGGCGGGTTGCGCCTGCAAATACCTGTCCACCAATTAGGTTTACAGGTTTTAGCCCGTAGGGGGCGTCTACCGTTGGATATGCCATTTAAGGACTCCTTTATTTAGAACCTGTGCCAAATCCGCTTCCGCGACTGGATGAAGACTTGCGGTCAGCAAACAGCGGCATACGCGGGTCATTGTTTCTCATGAAGTGGTTGTCCACTGAGTCCATCTGGTTCTGCGCTTGCGTGTCGTAATACTCTTTCATGGCAGCGAGTTTTTCGGTAGGAATTTTGCAAAGCATCAATCCACCAATTTCCACATTACCTTTGTCATTACCTTCAAGCATCAGTTCTGGATGATCTGCTGCCTTAACCGGCTCCCAGCCATCCCGCATCTTGCTAGATACATTGGTTGGCATGGACTGTCCCAAGACATGAGTCGCTATGTAGCGAAACTCCCATCCAGGTTCAGGGTTAGGATCGGGCAGCGCACTCGATGGTTTATACACGTATCGAGTTGTTTTTTCGCGTGACGCATTGTCACGGGGTGTACGGTTTTCAGCCATTTTGATTCTCCAATTTTAAAACTTCAGCAACATATTTCTTAGGGTCAAGGTTGTACTTTTTAATTAACGCAGCTTGTGACGGCGTCAATTGCACTTTCCTTATTCCAGTCGAACGAGTTGCCGGAGCAACTACTGCTGCCGGTTTTCTACTGGATGTATCAACCGACCTTGGCTTGTCTTCGTTGCCACCGAAAACTTCGGGGAACTTAGACTTTACGCGAGCATCTATTTGCTCGAAATAATCGTCATTGCGGGGATCAACCCCGGAGTTGACTAGTTTTTGATGCAGCCCTAGTGCAAAGCTGGTTACTTCTTCAAACCCATCAGAACCAAACCACTGGTTTTTTGCCTGCCAGCGCAGGGTCTTTTCGTCTGGTTGTACCTGTTGGGGAGCAGATTGACGCGGTTGTACCTCAGTTTCTTCAGTCTGTAAAGGGGTTGGCCGAAAATTTTCTGCTTGTTGCAGCTTCATTTTGGCTTCAAACAACGATTCTTGGGCTGCCAAGATAGCGTCCGAATCAAAAGCTTCTTGCGCTACTTTGTATTCTCGGCGTGCTTTATCAAGTGCAGCTTGGGCGGCAGTCTTGGCCATAGCCCCGTACTGCTCAGTTCCGCTGTTTACGTACTGTTTGAGCTTTTTGTTTTCTTCAACGTAGTGTTGTGCAAGACGCTCAAGTTCTTGTTTTTCCCTAAAAAGAGTTTCCTTGGCTCGACGCTCATCATGACGCGCATGAGTTAGCTCCTTGATGCGATCTTGCGCCCCTCTTGTATAGGACTCAATTTCATCATCTGTAGGGTCTTCTACCTCTCTGTCCAATGGCTTGCGGCCACGGTCTTGGATGGGCGTATCGTCAACAATCTCAATTTCAACATCATCATCGGGCTGAATTATCTCAACCTTCTGACTCTTGTCGTCCTCAAGTTCGTCGGGGAACTTGTATTGTTCTGCCATTTCTACTCCTTTAAGCGCGGGTTAGCCCACGAGGGTCTTGCACAACAGCGTCCACTTGGTCATCATTGATGAGCCGGAACTCTTTTCCAAAAATCTTAAAGCGCGTACCGGAATAGGTACGCACAAGTACAAAGTCTCCTTCCTTGCACCACGCGCCTGCGGGGAACTTGGTTGTATCTTTATACGCGTCTGGGCCAACCTTCAACACAAACAGCACAGTTGTGGCGTGCTCTTCTTGTCGTAGGGTGGATGTGGCTTTTACGAGATCGAGCTCAGTACCGTCAATCCTTTCGGATATATCGGGCACCGCACACAGCAACTTCCAGCCTGTAGGCTCTGGCAGCATGGTGGCTTTTTCTTCGTTGGTTGCGTCGTCTGCTGGCGCTTCGACGGGTTGGATTTCAGGCAGGGCAAACTGCCCCGGCTCAAGCGTGAGTTCACTCATCGGATTTTTCAACTTTCTCTGCAAGGTCAAGTAGATGGCGCTCTGCGATGGCTAGACCCTGAATAACCCCGCAAAGTTTTTGGTACTCTTCAAAATTGCGACATGCCCCACCAGCGCAGTCATCTGCGTAGTTGTTCATATCGGTGCGTAATTTTTCGCGCAATACGCGTGCGAAGTCTTGAATCATTTAGTTGGTTTCTCCTTAAATTGTTGGTTTCTTGCGTTCATCTCCATTTGTTGCCGTTGACGTTTTAAGTCTCCAGCCTTACCCATTGCGGTAATGTTTGCCGTTGCTTTTTGTTGTTGTATCTGCCCCGCTTTACCCATAGCATCTACTTCAAGGCGCTTGTTGTCCAACTCCAAACGGCCTTGCATCTCTTGCGCTTTAAGTTGCAAGTCTTGTTGTTTGATTTGAATTTCTTGTTGTTTAATCTGTAACTCTTGTTCCAAGCGGCCTTGCATCTCTTGCGCTTTAAGTTGCAAGTCTTGTTGCTTGATTTGAAGTTCTTGCTGTTTGATCTGTAACTCTTGTTGTTGCATCTGGACCAACTGGTCTTGCTGTTGTTGTTGGGCTTGTTGCTGGGCTTGCTGCGCTTGACTCTGTTGTAAAACTTGAGCTGCGGCTTGCGCCATCATGCCGGAAAGTTGTATCTCCATCTCAGGTGGCATCTTCTCTCCCTCTGGAGGCAGAGGCATACCCATTTGTTGCTCTATCTTTTGCCGGTAAGCAAATCCTACGTGCTCCGCAACGTGCGCCATCATTGCAGCTTGTATCTGACCGGCCTTGGGGTTTTGTCCAATCAACTGCATAACAATGGGGTCTTGCATTGCCATCATGTGCACCTTAATATGGGACTCGTGGTCTTGATATAAGAAAGCTTTTAACGGCTCTAGACGCAGCGCTGCCATATTCTCAGACACGGGGTCTTTTGGTTTCATCTCGTCCGGCAGGGGCACAAGCTTGTCAGCATCCTTAATACCCAAAACCTGAAGCATGTTGCGGTGCAACTGCGGCAAGTCATAAATATCGGGAGCCATCTGCGCCATCTGGATGACAGCTTGATACTGCACAACCCGCTGGCTCATTGTTGCCGCGTTGGGGTCACTTACAGGGATGATGTCAATGTGGTCGTAGTCTGATTGTTTAGCCTTGCGGGGTGCATCAATGGGGTCATAGTCGTAATCTGACTCGGTGTAGTCACGGATGATTGCCGCCAACAGACGCAACTCTTGCTTGAATGTGTAGTGCAGACGGGCTTGAACCGCAGACATAACTTTAAGCTGGCGCTCCAAAAGAGCCAGTGTTGTGCCCACAGGAGCCTGTGCAGACATGTCCGACACGTTCATATCCGCTGTTGCGGCAAAACGACGGCCCTCTTCTACGATCTTGTCTAACAGCCCAGCCAGAACTACGGAAGGTTCCTTGTAGGGTAAAGGCAAGATGCTGTCACGCAGTGCCCCAGAACCTATGTCTACGTCTCTCCACTCTCCGGGAGCGATGGGGGTGTCGTCTCCCTTAATGCGCATTCCGCGAGTCTTAAGACCTCCGGGTAAGTTAGAAAGCGTCCCAGCATCGACGAGCTGACGCATGAGACTGGTGGCTGACTTGGCGTATCCTCCGATGAGGTGGAAAAGGCCGAAGCCGTAAGCCCCAAAACCCGGGATGTATTGGTAGTGAACGAAGTGTTGTCGTTTGAGTCTGAGGGAGTCATCTTGGTTCCAGTTTCTGCGGATGGCGAGGACATCATTGCTTCCTTTTATTAGGGTAACTACGTATGGTTGCATTACGCCGGTAGGTTCACCGTCGTCATCTTTATCCTCATCTCCTTCCAACACCAAGTCCACATGGCACTCGTACAGGGTGTAACGCTCGTCATTTAAATCAGAGAAGCCTGTTTCTTTGTCCTTGGCCTTCTTAATGTTGTCTTGTTCTTTGCTAGGGTCAGGTAACTCAATATCACGGTAAAAGCCTGCTTGCTGGAGTTTCAATATCTCGTTCTTGGTCTTGCGCATAACGTGTGTCAAGCGGTAGCAAGTGTCTAAATCGGTCGTTCCGTAGGGCAGAATAATGTCTTCTGCTGGTATAAATATAGATACTTGGCGTCCCAAATTGGGATCATAGTAGACCTTCTTAAACGCCGAACCGGTAGCTGGCAAGCTCCACAACATACGCTCATGCTCAGGGCGGAACTCACGCATGACCTCTGTCAACTCATAGTTCATGTCAGCCTCAACACGAACCGCCGCCTCTTGCTTCTCCGGAGTCTCGTTACCAATTATTTTTGTGCGCACTGGGCCTGCGGCTGGGAACTGTTCAGTAATTGGTTATGACTGGAACAGCACCACTGCTTCTGTAGTGATAGGGTGAAATACACCACAAGCTCCGTTCAAAGGCTC